GTCGTCAACCTTTTCTTTAAACTTTTCACGGGAGAATATAAACGTCGTTTTATCTTCGATGCGTACTCCAAATTTGCTAAGTAACTCACCTTGTCCTTCCCATCCTTCGACATTATTGACATATGCTCGGATTGCTTTTGCTGACTCGAATTTCCCATCCGAATCTTCTCCAAAGATTGTGTCACGATTGACGACAGTTCTTGGTACATAATATATGTCTTGCCCATAAATTTCAATTGATTCTACGATAAGGTTTTCCATGAACTTCTGCTCTTGGGCAGAAGCATTTGCTTTAAAACGTCCAGCGTTGGAATAATCCGACTGGACGTAATCTTGTGCTGGTGAATTCTGTATTGCCATATTAGCCTACAAGATCTAATGGTGGTATTTCATAACGATCACGTAGTTCTTTTTCAAGATCTACTTTATAGGTACTTCCATCCTCCAATATTTGACGACCATTAAGTGTAACTCCACCTAACATTTGAATACCGTCATACTTACTTAGGTTTCTTCCCCATTGCTGTTGGAATAGTGCCTCAACATAATCCTTCAACCAGTTGTCATTAAACATGTCAGTGTAGGTTGTAGGATCTTGTCTCATAAAACAATCAACTAAAAGATAATCACCAGCTTGTAATTCATCCCAATCAAAGTCAAGATATAATCTATTCTGATGCTCATTCCATTTGATTCTACGATTCTGTGCTGAGTTAGTTACCCAGTCAAGAGTCTCAAGATACTGTGATGTTAAGAAATAATGTAGTATTTGTCCATGCGTCATCGCATAGATGTCATTCAAAAAGATTTGATATTTAATATTGAATATATTACCAGGTACAATACTTGACGCACCAACCATAGAATATACATGATTGATACCTAACATTCCTGGAGGTGTATCAACAAAGTTATTTCTACCATACCATGCAGTAGAACCTTCTTGTGTAAGACTCTTTGCAGCAGTCTTGATGGCATCAGTAACTTCAATTCTCATGAAAGTTTTATAACTTCCATTATAATGATACTCTTGATAGTAATCAATCGCTTCTTCTACCAAATCATCTAACTGTTCAGTAGCAACGTTGATGTCTATCGTAGGGTATCCTAACCTACGAAGAGCATAGTCTTTTAGTTCTGTTTTACTTGCAGGTCTTGTAGCAGACATTTATTTTAAGCGAATGAGGAAATAGTCAAGTTAGTTACATCATTAGCACCAACGGTTTCTCCTTTCTTGAAGAATCCATCTACATTATCAACTGTTATTGCATTAGTACCAAGAGCAGTAATAACTCCAGTTGTACCAGAAGTTCCACCTGTTACAGTTGCACCAACTTCCATTGTTGTGATATCACCTAATGCGAATGTAGCATTAGTGAATACAGCAGCAGTGTTAATTGTTGCACCGTTTCCATGAATTGCGGAAACAGGGAAGGATGCAGTACTACCATGAATAGCAGAAACAGGGATAGTAGCAGTGCTACCATGAATTGCTGTTACATCAAAGGTAAGATCAGCACCACCGCCTCCACCAAGTTGTGCGTCAGCAATAGTAACTGTTTCATTAGCAACCCAAGAATCACCATCAACGACAACCGTAATTGCAGCAGCACCAGAACCATTAACAACAACAGTAAAGGTTGCTGCTTGACCAGATGCTTGAGAAGCATAGTCAGTAGCACCAATATTGTAAGTACCAGCAGTTCTTGCTGCATCAGCAGCACCGATGTTACCTACAGTATTAATACCAGAGGCATTAGCGTTAGTGATAGTCAAGACTTCAGATGCAGCATAACCAGATCCATCAGCATTGAGTGTTACTCCAGTGATAGCACCATTAGCACCAACAGAATCGATATCAATAGTTACACCAGTTCCAGATCCACCTGAAGTTGTTGCGATTGCAGATCCTGTTGAATATCCAGTACCAGCAGCACTAATAGATCCAAGAGTGTTAACTCCAGATGCATTAGCGTTAGTAATAGTTATAACTTCAGATGCTGCATATCCAGATCCATCGTTATTGATAGTAACTCCAGTTACAACACCAGAACTTACAGTAACATCTACTGTTAATCCAGTTCCTGAACCAGCAGAAGTTGTTGCGATAGCAGATCCAGCAGAATATCCTGTACCACCAGCACTAATAGATCCGAGTGTCTTAGCACCAGATGCATTAGCATTAGCAATGGTTAGAGTCTCTCCAATAGCGTATCCAGATCCATGAGCATTAAGTGCGATACCAGTGATAGCACCGCTTCCGTCAACACCAGTAATATTAATTGTTGCTGAAGTTCCAGATCCAGATGATGTAGTTGCTATAGCAGATCCTGTTGAATATCCAGTTCCACCAGATAATGTACCAGCGTTAAGAGTATCAACACCACCTGCGTTAGAGTTAGCAATTGTTAATGTATCTCCAATTAGATATCCAGATCCAGCAGCATTTAATGCAAGTCCAGTAATAACACCGTCTGCATTAACTGTAGTATCAACTGTCAATCCTGATCCAGTTCCACCAGTTGTTGCAACTCCAGTACCATTAGAGAATCCTCCAACACCACCAGATGCAATGGATCCAAGTGTTACAACGGATCCAGGAGTAGGATCTCCAGAAAGATTAAGTGTTAATGTAGTAGCAGTAGCAAGGTTGTTTAACATTGCACTGAGTTGTTCGTAAGCATTATCAAGTTTTGCTTGAACTCTTGCCTCTGTATAGTAGAGGTTAGTACCTTCAGAAAGGTTAGTTGAAGACTTACTGGATAGATCTAAGTTTGCACCAGTAGCAGCAGCGACCTTTATATCTGCCCTTGCATCTGCCCTTGCGTTAGTAAAGAATACATTTGTTGAACCTTCAGTAACGTTATCAGTATTGATATCTGCCTGAGTAACACTAAGAGTACCAGAACTATGAGTAATACCAGTACCATAAGTGAAGTGAGTACGTGTGCGAGCAGCAGTAGTAAAGAGATTTGTTGATCCCTCAGTTACAGTATCAGTATTAACATCTGCCTGTGTGACTGATAATGTATATGTGTTAGCAGCGTCATCATAGACCTTAGTAACACCAGTGCCAGCAACGATAACAGCATTAAGTCTGTCATCTACACGTTCGTTAGTGAAGTATAGATTAGTTCCTTCTGTTAGATCACCTGTATTGTGATTAGAAATATCTGAAACTGTTCCAGTAACGTTACCTACGATAGGTCCAGCGAATCCAGTAGCAGTTAGAATTCCAGTAGCAGAATTAAATGTTAAGTTTGTACCAGTCTTTGCTCCAAGATTTCCAGTAGCAGCAGTTGCAAATAGTACATTACATGATGTGTCTGTTGACTCATCTGCAAGAGTAATTGTTGTTGCAATAGCAGCAGTTCCAGAAGTGTCCTGATTACCTGCAGCATTAACGCCTGGAAGGTTGATTGCAGCACTACCATCGAATGATACACCACCAATGTTTCTTGCGGTAGCAAGAGTCGTAGCGGTAGTTGCGTTACCAGTTAATGCACCAGTAATTGCAGTAATATTTGCAGCATCTGCGAAGATTCCTTGCCATCTAACAGAAGATGTACCAAGATCGTATGTACTATCTGAAGCAGGATTAAGATCCTTAGCAGTAGAAGTAGCACCTGTAAGGTTACCAACTAAATCTGAAGTAATCTCATTAGCAGCAAAGTCACCAGATGCATCACGAATGACTAAGTTGTTTGCAGCATTTGTACTTGCAGAAGCAACGTTAATAGTTGTGTTACCTGATACACCATCAGCATTGGTAAGTGTAATACCAGAGGATGCTGTAACAGCAAGTGTTCTTTGTGCGTAAGTATTTGCAGCAGTTCTTACAACGTATCCTGTGCCACTCATTGCTGCCAAAGCAGTAACATCAGCATCAACGAATGTTGTAGTAATGCTTACATCAGCAGATCCGTTAAAGGATACAGTACCAGAAACAACACCAGCAACTGCGATACTTCTTGCAGTCTCAAGAGTTGTTGCTGTAGATGCATTACCAGTTAGAGCAGCAGTAATTGTTCCTGCAGCAAAGTTACCAGATGCATCTCTATTAACAACTGTAGATGCTGTATTAGCAGTAGCAGTTGTCATGCCATCCAGCAAGTCTGCGTTAAGGTTTGATACCTTAGTAGAAGATGCAACTACGAATGGAGCAGTACCATTAGCAAGTTGAGAAATTATTTGTCCATCAACTGTTGCTGTACCATCTACGTTTAAATTATTGTCTATATCAACTGATGTACCAGCACCAGTTACATTAAGTGATCCAACTCTTAAAGCACCATCAGTACCTGATAGAACTTCAGAGCTATTAGTTGCACTCGTTAGGAATGCGAATTGTTGCGATGATCTATCGAAACCAAAGAAGCCGATTTTAGCAGAGCCGTCGTAGTAACGGAACTCAACACCCCTATCCTTAGCATCGTTAGAAGATGGTGCTGTGTCACCACCCAAAGTAACAATAGGGTCATCGTAAGTTGTGACCGTACTGTTGACTGTAGTTGTTGTTCCATTGACTGTAAGATTACCTGTGACTACAAGATCAGATTGCAATGCCGTATCACCAGCAACCTGAAGTTCTCCTGCAGATACGATATTACCATTGTCAGTATCAACTGTAAATTTATCATTACCAGCAGCATTCTGTACTTTAAAGAACTTGTTATCTGCTTTAACTATTGTCTGATCATTAACAGTTAATGTACCAGAAATGTCAGCATTATTATTAAGATCTAATGTACCAGTTAATTCTGTATTACCGTAGACTCGTGCCCCGCCACCAACTGCTAAGTTCTTAGCTAAACCTATACCACCAGAGAATCTTCCAGCACCATCAGCAGCGTATGATCCTGTTAGAGTTTGCTCTGTGTTGTTAGTGAATGTATTAACACCAGATGTTCCGAATGTATCGTTGATCTGTGTAGCATCACCAACGGTTAATGTACCAATTATATTTGTATTACCATTGTCTGTATCAACACCAAACTTCTCAACTGCAGAACCATTTCTGATAGAGAAGATTTCATTTGCCTCATCAATAACAACTGAGTCATTGACA